CAAGTATTACATTGTGCATTTTAAAGAATTGTTTGCTCTTGATGGTAAGAAAACAAATCTTTCGCTTAATGATGTGCAGCGTAGAAACAGAATCATTCAACTTCTCAGTGATTGGGGATTAATTGCTATTGTAAAAGCAGATGCTATTGCAGATGTTGCACCGTTGAATCAAATTAAAGTCCTCGCCTTCAAAGAAAAAGATGAATGGACGCTTGAAAGTAAATATAACATTGGTCGTAAGAAGACCGAAGTAACCGAATAATTTAGTAGGGGAGTCCACACTCCCCATTTTTATGCTCTTTAATATATAATAATAAGAGATGCCTTCGGGGTCTCAACTAACACTCGCTTATTTAAGGAGCAATCAAATGACGAATACATATACATGGGATGTTTACACTCCATTCAACGTAGGATTGGAAAATGTTTTTAATCGACTAGATGCAATGTCTGGTCATAATACAAGTTATCCGCCCTATAACATTATCAAAAACGACAATGCTAACTACGAAATTGAAGTCGCTCTGGCTGGATTTAAGTCAGATGAGATCGAAATCTCTACAGAACAAAACATTCTCAGAGTTGCCTCTAAGGTTGAGAAACGAGATTCTGAGAGAGAGTATATTCACAAAGGTCTCTCCAAGCGTTCATTCTCCCACAGCTGGCAACTCGCAGATGATGTCAGAGTATCCTCTGTAGATTTTGCAGATGGTCTATTAACAATCTCATTGGAGAAGATCATCCCAGAACATCAGAAACGAACTACATATAATATTGGTGTAGGAAAACAACAACTTCTTACTGAAGGATAAATAGACGCGGGGTAACCCAAATATCGTCGGCGCTAGAGGCACGGCTGGTCAGAATCAGCCCTTGCCTCTTTTTTATTTTTGTGCTACAATGTAATTATAAATTGGAGAATAGTATGGTCCCTAAAGTTTTAGTGATGAAAACAAGCGAACGTGTTATTGCTGGTGTTTCTGAAATGACAGATAATAATACTGGTAAAGGAATCTGCCTGGTTTTAAAATGTCCTTACATTCTAACTCTCAATCCCAAAGAAGAAGGTGGAGAAGAATATTCAGTAAACTTTAGTAAGTGGAATCCTTTTTCTTCTAGTAATAGTTTTAATATTCCATATGATTCTGTAGTTGCTCTTGGTGATGTTGATCAAGGAATCTTGGATGTTTATTTAGAAAAATTTAGTGCAGAATTGTATTATGAGGAGGAACAAGAAAATGCAGAATCTGAAGTTGATCTTACTGAAGAGTAATGAATCTTTGCTTGCACAAGTAGAAGAATTGGAAGTTGAATATGGTTTGCCTAATTGCAAACTGGTTGAGCCATATGCAGTAGGTACAGATTACATTTATGAAGATGACGAACGTTGGGATGCCAACAAACCGATGGATGACTACATCAGCAAACCTTGTCAGAAAAGGGTTGTGCTTGAGCGTTGGCCGTGGTATACTGACCAGAGAGAAGTCCTGTTTCATGCGGATAATATCTTAACGATTTTGTCTCCAAATGCTGAAGCAGTGAAAGCATATATTGATGCAGTCCCTAGCATACTTAATGAAGAATCTGATGAAGTTTTACAAGAACGTTGAGCAAGTTGGTAATAAAATTCTGGTCCGTGCTCATGAAAATGGTAATGATGTAATCTATAGGGAGGAGTTTAAACCCTCCCTTTTCGTGTCTTCAAATAAACAATCAGATTATAAAACACTTGACGGTCGCAATCTTCGTCGTGTCATGCCTGGCACCATTGCTGATTGTAGGCAGTTTGTGCAACAATATGCTGACGTAGAAGAGTTTGAAATTCACGGAAATACTAGATACTTATACCAATACATCAACGAAAAATATTCCGAAGATGAAATCAAATTTGATAGCTCACTCATCCGTGTCTTCACGATGGATATTGAGACGGCAGCAGAAAATGGATTTCCTAACATCGAATCTGCTGACCAGGAGATTCTGCTTATTTCTATTCGTGATTCTTATACAAATAGGATCATTGTTTGGGGAAGCAAAAGTTTCTCGACTGAAGACAGGCAGGTTGATTACATTCATTGCGACGATGAAAAGAAACTTCTATCATGTTTCCTTAGATGGTGGCAAGAAAATTACCCCGACGTAATTACTGGGTGGAATGTACAACTATTTGATATTCCATATATCTGTCGCCGCCTGGATAGAATCCTTGGTGACAAGTATACTAAACTTTTGTCGCCCTGGAAATTGATTTCTGATAGAGAAATTTATATTAAAGGTCGTAAGCAGATTGCTTACGATATTCCTGGTATTGCGTGTCTTGATTATCTTGAATTGTATAAAAAATTTACTTATACAAATCAAGAGTCATATCGCCTAGACCACATTGCATTTGTGGAGTTAGAGCAAAACAAACTTGATCACTCTGAGTTTGATACCTTCAAGGAATTCTATACAAAAGATTGGAATAAGTTTGTTGAATATAATATTCATGACGTGCGCCTTGTCGATAGACTTGACGACAAGATGAAGTTGCTTGAGCTGGCATTTACTATGGCATATGATGCTAAGGTAAATTATGAAGATGTATATTCTCAGGTGCGTATGTGGGATAACATTATCTTTATCTATCTCGATAAGATGAAGATTGCTATTCCACCTAAAAAAGATTCCCGTAAGGATTCGCAGTATGCTGGCGCATATGTAAAAGAACCTATTCCAGGAATGTATGATTGGGTTGTGTCATTTGACCTTAATTCGCTGTATCCTCATCTCATCATGCAATACAACTTGTCGCCCGAGACTCTCCTACCGCGCCGCAGCAGCGTCAACGTTGACATGCTGCTAGATAAGAAGCACGACACCTCAGACCTTGTGGGAGAAACTCTGTGTGCTAATGGGACACATTATACCACTCAGCACCAAGGGTTTCTTCCTAAGTTGATGGAAAAGATTTATGAAGATCGCACCATCTACAAAAAGAAGATGCTTGCTGCTAAGCAACAATATGAGAAGACCCCAACAATTGAGTTGAGAAAAGAGATTGCTCGCTGCAATAACATTCAGATGGCACGAAAGATTCAACTCAACTCTGCTTATGGTGCTATCGGTAACGAGCACTTTCGTTACTATAAACTTGAAATTGCTGAGGCAATCACTCTTTCTGGTCAACTATCTATTCGCTGGATTGAGAATAAGATGAATGCCTATCTTAATAAGATTCTAAAAACACAGGATGTTGACTATGTTATTGCTTGTGATACTGACTCTATGTATCTTAACTTGGGTCCTCTGGTTGAAACTGTATACAAGGGCAGAGAGAAAACTTCTGAAAGCATTGTCTCGTTCCTTGATAAGGTCTGTGGTATGGAATTTGAAAAGTATATTGAAAGTTCTTACCAAGAATTGTCTGACTACCTCAACGCCTACGCGCAGATGATGAAGATGAAGCGTGAGAATATTGCTGAGCGTGGTTTCTGGACTGCGAAGAAACGATATGTGCTCAACGTATGGGACAGCGAAGGTGTGCGTTATTCTAAAGCAAAGATGAAAATTTGTGGCATGGAAACTGCTCGCTCATCTACACCTGCTTACTTCAGAGATAAATTAGTAGAAGCATACACAATTATCATTACTAAAACAAACGATGAGTTGATTGACTTTATTGATGATATTAAAGAAGACACCAAAAAACAAAATTATCTCAACATTGCTTTTCCTCGCGGTTGCAATGGATTGAGTAAGTATCGTAATGGCACTGACATTTATGCTAAAGGTTGTCCAATTCAAGTGCGTGGTGCTTTACTTTATAACTATTATATTAAAAAGAATAAATTAGAGCATAAGTATCCTATCATTCAAGAGGGTGAAAAGATTAAGTTTTTATATTTAAGGACCCCTAATCCCATTGGGGAAAATATTATTGCTTTCTTTCAACAACTTCCTAAAGAATTAAATCTTGAGAAGTATGTTGATTATACTACACAGTTTGAAAAATCGTTTCTCGAACCGTTAAAAACTGTGCTAGAATGTATTGATTGGCAGTACGAGCGTCGTGGGTCACTATTAAGTTTTTTTAGTTGAGGTATTATGAATTTTTTACAATCCGTTATTAAGGAGTTAGATAATGAATACGCAAGCGTTGTTGAAGATGGAATCACATCTGGTGACTGTGAATCGTTTGTGGATACTGGTAGCTACATTCTCAATGCTCTTATTTCTGGTAGCATCTATGGTGGACTACCTGCCAACAAAATCACAGCACTCGCGGGCGAATCCTCAACGGGCAAAACTTTCTTTGCTCTTTCAATCGTCAAGCACTTCCTTAGCAATACGCCAAATGCTCAAGTAATTTATTTTGAAACAGAATCTGCTGTGTCTAAAGACATGATGGTTTCTCGTGGTATTGATGTAAAGCGCGTAGGTCTTGTGCCCGTTACTACTGTGCAGGAGTTTCGCACACAATCTATCAAGGTGGTAGATGAATATATGAAACTAAAGAAAGAAGATAGACCACCGCTCTTGTTTGTGTTGGACTCTCTTGGAATGCTCTCAACCTCTAAGGAGGTGCAAGATGCCACTGATGGTAAAGAAACTCGTGACATGACTCGTGCTCAAGTCATCAAATCGATCTTTAGAATCCTGTCACTGAAACTGGGGCAAGCTGGTATTCCTCTTATCGTTACCAACCATACATATGAAGTAGTGGGTGCATATGTGCCAACGAAAGAAATGGGTGGCGGCACTGGTTTGAAGTATGCTGCATCAACGATTCTTTTCTTATCAAAAAAGAAAGAAAAAGATGGCACCGAAGTTGTTGGTAATATTATCAAAGTGAAGGCACAAAAGTCACGCTTCACAAAAGAAAATTCAGACATCGAGACAAGGCTCTACTATGACGCAAGGGGATTGGATAAGTATTATGGACTATTGGAGTTGGGTGAGAAATACGGAGTATTCCAGCGCAAGGGTAATCGGATTGTTGTTGGGGAATCTTCCGTTTATCCTTCTGTTATTCTTGCCAGTCCTGAGAAGTATTTCACGCCAGAAGTAATGCAGGCACTTGATGAGTGTGCTAAGAAAGAATTTTTATATGGAGTAGTGGATGGAGAGAATTGAAACAACAATCTTACGCAACCTCATATGCAATGAGCAGTTTTATAGAAAGGTTGTGCCTTTTGTAAAACCAGATTATTTTAATGAGATACACGAAAAGGTAATCTATGAAGAGGTCTGGAATTTTGCAAGCAACTATGAGTTAGTACCTACTAAAGAAGTATTAACAATTAACTTAGAATCAAGGAAAGATTTAAATGAGGAAGTATATCAAAACGCAGTTAAAACGATTCAAGAATTTACTACTGAATCAGTCGAACACCAGTGGTTGCTTGACACCACAGAAAAGTGGTGTAAAAACAGAGCCATCTATCTCGCACTTTTGGAGTCTATCAAAATCGCAGATGGCGGCAATCAGAAAGTATCAGCTGATGCGATTCCAAGCATTCTCCAAGATGCCCTAGCAGTATCTTTTGACGAGCATGTAGGTCATGACTATGTTGGTAATGTAGAAGAAAGATATGATTTTTATCATCTCAAAGAAGATAAGATTGCTTTTGACCTAGATAAATTTAATTCAATTACAAAAGGTGGACTTCCAAATAAAACATTGAATGTTGCTCTTGCTGGCACTGGGGTGGGTAAATCTCTATTCATGTGTCACTGTGCTGCTAATTGTTTGCAGCAAGGTAAGAATGTTTTATACATTACACTAGAGATGGCAGAAGAAAAGATTGCTGAAAGAATTGACGCTAATCTTTTAAATGTAAATATTAAAGATATTGGAGGATTGCCAGAGATGATCTTTACTTCTCGCATTCAAGAGATTGGAAGAAAAACTCAGGGTCGCCTAATCATCAAAGAATATCCTACAGCATCAGCACACGTTGGTCATTTCAAATCTCTTCTCAATGAACTCCAACTCAAAAAGACTTTTAAACCTGATATCATTTTTATCGATTACCTTAACATCTGTGCTAGTGCAAGATATAAAGGAGCAATTGTAAACTCCTATACCTATGTCAAAGCAATCGCAGAAGAACTTAGAGGATTGGCAGTTGAGCACAATGTTCCGCTGGTATCTGCTACCCAAACTACAAGGTCTGGGTTTGGTAATAGTGATGTCGATCTCACTGATACCAGTGAGTCCTTTGGTTTGCCAGCTACTGCTGACTTTATGTTTGCTCTCATCTCTACAGAGGACTTGGAAAAGGATGGTCACATCCTTGTCAAACAACTTAAAAACAGATACAACGACCCCACATTTAACAAGAGATTTTTGATTGGGGTTGACAGAGCGAAGATGAAACTGTATAATGTAGAAGTAGCAGATTCTTCAATCATCATGATCGATGAGGAAGAGTATGAATATGAAGATTCTAAACCAAAAAACAAAACCAACAAGTTTACCGAATTTATTGTATGACACGACAGATTGATTTTAATAAGTATGAGCACTTTGTAGATGCTGTAACTTCAAAAGCATCCAAAGATTTCGTCAACTTCGCAGAGCGTATTGGTGAGCTTGACCGTGAAGGTGCAAACATTGAGCGTCTACTGACTGCTGGTGTTGGCATCAACGCTGAGGGTGGTGAGTTTTTGGAGATTATTAAGAAGATGATTTTCCAAGGTAAACCCTGGAATAAAGATAACCGAGAGCATCTTATCATTGAGCTAGGTGACATCATGTGGTATGTCGCACAAGCAACACAAGCACTGGAGATTTCTATTGATGAGGTCATCGCCCGCAATGTCAAGAAACTTGAGCGGCGATACCCCGAGGGCACCTTTGACCCGTACTTCTCTGAAAACCGTGCCGCAGACGACCGATAATGATAAACCTCCCGCTAAATACTAACAGGGAGGTTTTTTATATGGCGGGAATGTCTTGGGGAGATTATGGAAAGCCTGGTCCTGGAGGCCAGCAGTATCGTCTTGAAATTTTATATAATTATATTATCAATAGAGAAACGATAGAGGTTGAAGGACCAGGCGGACCAAAAGCACTGGTTACAGCACCACAAGAAGTTGTTGAAGATATAAAAAAAGTGATTGATGGCAAAATGCTTTATGACTCTCCTGATAAAAATAATAAAAATAATTTTGTTTCAAAATATACTGGTAAAGCAGTATTGCAAGCAATTAAAAAAATGGGGAAAAAACAAGTACTAACTCAAATTACTTTTTCAAAGATAAAGAAAACTGTAGCATTTGGAAGCAACAAAGGATCTGGCGGCGGTGCTGATGCTACTGCTTTATTTGAAGGAGCAGCATGTTGGGTGCTAGCACTTAGATATTCTTTAAGAAAAGATATAGATGAAGATTACCAGATTACTATTGAAGATTTTGAGAAAGTAAAATCATCTGTGAATACTGATAAGTCGATGGAAGAGATACACCAATTCTTATTGGATAA